TCTTATGCTTCCTTTAGTGAAGGAGAGAAAATGAGAATAGACCTAGCACTTCTTTTCACTTGGCGAGAAGTCGCAAGAATGAAGAACTCAATTAATACAAATCTTCTGATTATGGATGAAGTATTTGATAGTTCACTTGATGGATTTGGAACAGAAGAGTTTCTTAAAATTATTAATTATGTAATTAAAGATACTAATATTTTTGTTATCTCTCATAAGACTGGACTTGAAGACAGATTTGAACGAGTTATAAAATTTGAAAAAATAAAAGGATTTAGTCGGATGGTTAATGTCTGACCACTTTTAAAACTGTCTATTGTAGCGGGCATTTGCAAAGAACTGCTGCTACAATATTAGAAGTTCAAAAGCACACCAGATGTCCGTTAACCTAGAAGTTAAAGGTTCTCTTGCCAAATGTCTGGCAACTGAGAATCTAATTATCGAGCACAAGAAAGTTCCGACTGCGATGTTCGATGTAGACCGTCGTGTGCTGACTCTTCCTACCTGGGATAAAGCATCTGCGACTGTCTATGACCTTCTGGTAGGACACGAAGTTGGACACGCACTCTTTACTGATAATATTGACTGGACTGTAGATTATCCTGAAGTTCCTAAAGACTTCGTGAATGTTCTTGAGGATGTTCGTGTTGAACGTCTGATGAAGAAAAAGTATCCTGGTCTGTCTAGGACTTTTTACAATGGTTATAATGAACTGAATGCTGATGATTTCTTTTCAACCAAGGAAGAGAACCTGGATGAACTGACTTTCATTGACCGAATCAATCTGTATTACAAGATTGGTGCATTTCATAACATTGCTTTCTCTGATGAAGAGAATGAGTTTCTGACTCGTGCAATTCAGACTGAAACGTTTGATGAAGTTTTGAAACTTGCTCGGGAGATTGTTGACTTTGTTCAATACAAACGTCAAAAGGTAGACAATATGCCCACTCAAGGTGGTGGGGAAGAAATGTCTGGTCCTGGTGGTGAAGAAGTAGAAGGTCCTCAGGGTTCTTCTTCTGAAAACGGAGAGAATCAAGACGGTCAGAATCAAAGTAATCTTCAGCAAGATTCGCAGGGACAATCTCAAACTGAAGGTGAATCCTTCGGTGATGATATGAATAAATCTATGGAAGCACCGAATGGTGGTGGTTTCGGTCAGGAAGCAAGCAACAAGCACGAAAAAACTAATCGTGATGAACTGACTTCCAAGACTTCTCGTTCCTTTGATGAAAAGTCCCAAAACCTTGTGGATAAGTATGCCCAGGAGACTAACTATGTGGAACTTCCCAAGATGAATCTTGAGACGATGGTAATTCCTAATGAATTTATTCATAGTAAGGCAAAGTACTTCTACGAGAATTGTGGAACTTATTACGCAGAAACCTTCAAGGTTGCTTGTCAGGAATATAATACTTACAAGAAATCTGCAGAGAAAGAAGTTTCTTATCTGGTAAAAGAGTTTGAGTGTAAGAAGTCTGCAGATCAGTATGCTCGTTCTAGCACTGCTCGCACGGGTGTTCTGGATACTTCTAAACTCCATACCTATAAGTTCAACGAAGACCTGTTTAAGAAGATTTCTGTGGTCCCTGATGGTAAGAATCACGGTCTCATCTTCATTCTTGACTGGTCTGGTTCAATGAGTGAGTTTATTCTGGATGCTTACAAGCAACTGCTGAACCTGATTTGGTTCTGCCGTAAGGTGAACATTCCCTTTGAAGTGTATGCTTTCACTCTGGATGCACACGCATATATGGAACTACAACCGAATCATCCTCCTGTGTTCGATAAAGTTCCTGATGTGATTGCTCCTGAGCAATCATTCCGTCTGATGAACTTCTTCACCAGCAAAACTAACAATCGTGTTCTTGAAGAACAACTTAAGAATATCTGGTGTGCTTGCTGGTCTTATCAGAAACGCAGTGGTGCTGTTCCTCCTCATCTGGACCTTTCGGGTTCTCCTATCGGTGAAAGTCTGATGGCACTTCATTCTTTGATTCCTGATTTCCAGGCAAAGAATAAACTGCAGAAGGTTAATGTTATCTTCCTGACTGATGGTGAGGGATACCAGAATTCCGTGACGGTTGAACGTAAGGGTCGTTATCCTGATTCTCCTTCCTACGTTGGGAATACAAAGTATCCTCGCACTGCTATTCGTGATAGGAAGACTGGTCGTGTTTATTCTTCTCTGGATTATGATAACTTCCCTCGTTATGCCAAAGTTCTTCTACAAACGGTAAAAGATAGGTTCCCAACCGTGAATGTGATTAACTTCCGAATCACTCCTAGTCGTGATTTCTCAATGTGCCATCGTTGGTATGGCACTGGTGTAGAGAATTACGAAAAGGCAAAGGGAGAGTTTCGCAAGCACGGTTGTGTTCAATTCCAAGACACTGGATTTGACCAATTCAATGTGATTGCTGCTAACTCTCTCGCACAAGATGAGGACTTTGTTGTTCCTGAAGATGCTTCTAAAGCACAAATCAAAACAGCATTTGTGAAGATGTTGGGTAAGAAAAAGACTAACAAGAAACTCCTCAGCAACTTTATTTCTATGGTTGCCTGACCACCTGGCGGGTATCCCCCCTATACCTTTTTCTGTATTTCTATGAATTATTATACTTATGCTTATTTGAGGGAGGATGGAACCCCTTACTATATCGGTAAGGGAAAAGATGATAGGGCATATAAAAAAGGTAGGGGGCAAATAAAACCACCTAAAGATAAAAATAGAATAATTTTCCTCAAGCAAAATTTAACAGAAGAGGAAGCATTCAGACACGAAAAATATATGATTTCTATATTTGGTAGGAAAGATTTAGGTAATGGCATTCTTCGCAATAGAACCGATGGTGGTGAAGGAGCTTCTAATGTTATAAGAAGTGAAGAAACCAGAAAAAAAATGAGTGAAGCAAAGATGGGAAATAGAAATGGTATGTTTGGACATAACCTTTCTGAAGAGAATAGGAAAAAACTAAAAGAGAGAATGTCTGGGTCTAAAAATAATATGGCAAAAACTATATTGATAGTTAATATTAATGGAGAGAATTATATTGTGCGGGGGGAATTTATTCAATTTTGTAAAAATAAAAATATTCCATATGTAGGATTAACGAAAAGAAAACAACGAGGAAGTAAAACACCAACCAAATGTGGATGGTCGTATTTTGATATTACTAACAAAAGTGAAAGTGAGGTTGAGGAATTGAAAAATAAATTTATACTTAAACATAAAAATAGATTTAGTTTAAACCTAGTAGGTATTGAAATACCTCCAGATATCAAAGTGTCAAGCAAAAGTATTAATCTTGTTTTTAATTTAATAAGAGAGAAAATTGAAAATGAAAATGATATTGTATATTTTAATAATAACAAATATACAAAAATAACAGAAGAAGAATTTAAAAAAAATGGAGTTTCAGCAAAAACTGCATGTAGAGCAATTAAAGTTCTCAAAATATATGAGATTGTTAATGTTGAAAAATTAAATAAAAGCAGTTTTAATCATAGTAATTATTATTCAATAGTTGATAAAAATTGAATAAAATTATAAAATACAGACGTTATCATATAAATAGTGATAACGTCTGTAATACTAAAATGGAAAGAGAAGAAAAGAATCGTAGAGAAAGAGAAAGATATAATGCTAAAATAAAAGACGAATCATTTAAAGAGAACAAAAGAAAAAGAGATTTAGAATACTACTATAAAACAAAAGAAATAAGAGTTGCTAAACAAATAGAAAGAAGAAAAGAACTCTTAACTGAAGCTAAATTGTCTCTAGGTGGAAAGTGTGTTTGGTGTGGAACAATCGAAAATCTTGAATTTGACCACATTGACGATTCAAAGAAAGAGCATAATGTGGGAAATGCGGTAAGAAATACGAGGGAAGTTTTTTGGAATGAAGTTGGAAAGTGTCAATTATTATGTGTAAGTTGCCATAATAAAAGAACTACCGCACAAAAAAGAGCAAAACAAAAACTATGGTTATCATTGCCACTTGAAGAACGAGAAAGATTATTGTCAGATGAACTCAAGGACACCTGAACGACTGTCCATTGGGGGCAGACAGGGCACCGAAAATGCCCTATACTGTAGGGGTAGTCAAGACAGACCAACTTATTATGGAAACCGCAATTGAACTGCTGAAGTCAAAATACGGAACAGAATTTGGTGCAGAAGCAGTTCGTGCTGTTGCTGATGAACTTGGAACCAGTTATGCAACTCTTTCCAAGAAACTTTCTAACTTTAAAGTTTCTAGGGGGAAGTGGAATCTTGAAATTACTCAAGAAAAAATTGATGAACTTGAAGAAACCTATGCCTCCCCTTCTGTGGAACCTGTAGCAGTTATGGAAAATGTAAAGCAAAACCTTATTCCTGAAAAAGATGATACCTTCGTCAGCTTTGGCAACTTTACTGATGTTAAGAAAGTTGTCCAGTCTGGGATTTTTTATCCTGTGTTCATCACTGGTCTCTCTGGTAATGGTAAAACTTTTAGCATTGAGCAATCTTGTGCTCAACTGAAACGAGAACTCATTCGTGTTAATATCACGATTGAGACTGACTCTGATGATTTGCTCGGTGGTTTCCGATTGGTGAATGGTGAAACCGTGTGGCATAATGGTCCTGTGGTGGAAGCAATGGAGAGGGGTGCTATCCTTCTGCTGGATGAGGTTGACCTTGCTTCTAACAAGATTATGTGCCTGCAGTCTGTGCTTGAGGGTAAGGGTGTGTTCCTCAAGAAAATCGGTAAGCACGTTGTGCCTAAGGCAGGTTTTAATGTGATTGCCACTGCAAACACCAAGGGTAAGGGTTCTGATGATGGTCGTTTCATCGGCACTAATGTTCTCAATGAGGCATTCCTGGAACGATTCCCTATCACCTTTGAGCAGGAGTATCCTACTGTCAGTGTTGAGACTAAAATCTTGACTAAAGTTGCAGAATCACTTAACATTCCTATGATTGGTGAGCACACTGATTTCATCAAGCACCTTTGCACCTGGTCTGAGATTATTCGTAAGACCTTCAATGATGGTGGTATTGATGAAGTCATCAGCACTCGTCGTCTGGTTCATATCATCAAGGCATATTCTATCTTCGGTAAGAAGGACAAAGCAATCAAGGTTTGTTTGAATCGTTTTGATGATGAAACTAAAGCAACCTTTGTTGAGTTGTATGACAAGATTGATGCAGAGTTCAAAACTGCTGAAGGTGAGTGTGTAACTTACGACCTTGACTCTCAGAAAGAAAACTGATATACTAAGGGGAGATAAAACTGTCTCCCCTTTTATTATGGATGAGTATCATTACGGAACAGAATTTATGTTCTCTATTAATTCAAACGATAAAATTGAAATTGAAAAAAAACCCGCGATTATGAAAGATCAAAATAATAATCACTTTTGGAAGTATAACGAAGATAAAATTCTTAAACAACTTGAAGAATATATTGCTGGAACTTATAGTCAGCATTATGTCGATCGTACCGGAGGTGGAACTGAACAAACCCTAGATAAGATCAAACACAATCGTCGTGAGGGTTTTTGTGCCGGTAATGTCACTAAGTATATTGACCGGTATGATACGAAAGGAACTCCTCGCGCTGATCTGTTTAAAGTTCTTCACTATACTATTCTCCTGATCAATCATCTCAATCTCATTGAAAATAAGTGATTATGAAACTATCTGATAAAACCTTAACTCTCCTTAAGAATTTTTCTTCAATTAATCAATCAATTCTTTTTAAAGAGGGAAATTGTCTGAAAACTATTTCTGTAATGAAGAATATTCTTGCAGAGGCGAAGATTGAAGAGGAAATTCCCAAAGATTTTGGAATTTATGATTTGAACCAGTTTTTGAATGGATTGAATTTGCATAAAAATGCAGAACTTGATTTTCAAAACGATAGTTATGTGGTTATTAAAGAAGGTAAATCGCGTTCCAAATATTTCTTTGCTGATCCTAATGTAATTGTTACTCCCCCAGATAAAGATATCGCTCTTCCTTCTGAAGACGTATGTTTCCTTCTTGATACCAAAGAACTTGATAAGTTGCTTAAAGCTTCTTCTGTTTATCAATTGCCTGACCTGTCTGTAGTCGGTGAATCTGGTGTTGTAAAACTTGTTGTCCGGGATAAAAAGAACGATACTTCCAATGAATTTTCTGTAATTGTTGGAGAAACTAATGAGGTATTTACTTTTAACTTTAAGGTAGAAAATATCAAAATTATCCCCGGAAACTATGAGGTTGTAGTTTCTTCTAAACTTCTTTCTCGATTTAAAAATACTGGATTTGATGTTACTTATTGGATTGCCCTTGAACCTGACAGTACCTTTGGGTGATATAATCAAGTAATATTGGAGACTTTATTTTGAATATTTTTGTGACTTCTCCATTCCCTGCTGAGAGTGCCATCGTACTTCCTGACCGCCATATAACGAAGATGGCACTCGAATGTTGCCAAATGCTTTCTATTGTTGCTTCTCCTTGGTATCACAACTATGGAGAACTTCATAAGAAAGATGGAAATCCTTATGCGACCGCTAAAGGAGCCTTCCGTAATCATCCCTGTACTAAATGGGCAGCAGAAAGCATCCATAATGCTTATTGGTTGATTAAGCACGGTATGAACATCTGTGACGAATTTCAACTTCGTTATGGAAAACCACATTCGTGTTATAATACACTTTTGGAGGCATACTATTTGTTTCCCAAAGGTAAGATTACAGAAGTGACTCCATTTGCTCGTGCTATGCCTGAGGAATGGAAGTATGACGAAACTATTGATACATTTGAAGCATACAAAAGATACATCGCATCCAAACCTTGGGTGTCTGATAATTACCTTAAAATGCCTGAACGCAAACCTTCGTGGATAAATTAAATTATGGCAAGTGAATTTCTTCTCACGGAAAAATACCGTCCTCAAGTAATTGACGATTGTATTCTTCCTGATGAAACTAAAAAAACATTTAAGGAGTTTGTAGAGAAAGGTGAGATTCCAAACCTTCTTCTTTCTGGACCTCCTGGTATTGGTAAAACTACAATTGCAAAGGCACTATGTAACGAATTAGGAGCAGATTATTATGTCATCAACGGATCCGACGAAGGACGTTTCCTGGATACTGTACGGAACCAAGCAAAGAACTTCGCTTCGACCGTCTCACTTACGGGATCTTCTAAACACAAAGTCATCATCATCGATGAGGCGGATAACACAGGAAACGATGTTCAACTCCTACTACGGGCGAATATTGAGGCATTTTATAACAACTGCCGATTCATCTTCACCTGCAACTACAAGAACAAAATTATTGAACCTCTTCACTCCAGATGTGCTGTCATCGACTTCACAATCAAGGGAAAGCAAAAAGTCCAACTTGCAGGAAGTTTCTTCAAGAGACTTCAACAAGTCTTGGATGAGGAACGGATTGAGTATGATCAAAAAGTCGTTGCGGAACTGGTATCAAAACATTTCCCCGATTTCCGAAGAGTTCTAAATGAAATTCAAAGGTATTCTACGGGTGGTAAAATTGACTCTGGTATCCTTGCAACTTTCTCTGATGTATCTGTAAATGAACTTATCAAATCACTCAAAGACAAAAATTTCACAGAAGTTCGTAAGTGGGTGGTCTCCAACCTTGACAACGATGCTTCTGTTTTACTTCGCAGGGTTTATGACGCCTGTTATGATTGCCTTACACCCCAATCTATCCCTGCTGCCGTTCTTGTTATTGCTAAGTATCAATATCAATGTGCGTTCGTGGTTGATCAAGAAATTAATTTCCTAGCAGCATTAACTGAACTTATGTGTGAGGTTGAGTTTAAATGACGCAAAAATCATTAAAAACTGCCTTGCGTTATCCCGGCGGTAAGAGTAGGGCAGTCGCCAAAATGGATGCATACTTTCCCGATCTTCGCAACTATGATGAGTTCCGCGAACCATTTCTTGGTGGCGGAAGCGTTGCAATCTACATTACAAAGAAGTATTCTAATTTGGATATTTGGGTAAATGATTTATATGAACCTCTTGTAAATTTCTGGCAACAACTCCAGATGTTTGGAGATGGATTGACTGCTGTTCTTGAATCGTATAAAAGACAATATAATACTCCAGAAAAAGCAAGAGAAGTTTTTTCTACAATGAAAGAACATATTAATAATTTAGAATTTCCAAGTCTTCAGAGAGCTGCTGCTTTTTATTTTGTAAATAAGTGTTCTTTTTCAGGACTCACTGAAAGTTCATCTTTTTCTCCTCAAGCATCAGTCTCTAATTTTTCTTTAAGAGGAATTGAAAAATTGCCAGAGTATTCCAAGTTAATTGCTAAGTGGCGTATAACTAATTATTCATACGATTATCTGATGGATGGGAACAAAGGTTCTTTTATGTATCTCGATCCTCCTTATGATATTAAGGATAATCTCTATGGGAATAAGGGATCAATGCACAAAGGATTTAATCACGATAAGTTTGCTTCTGATTGTGACGCTAATGATATGGATCAGTTGATTAGTTATAACTCGGATCAACTTGTCAAAGATCGCTTTAAGAACTGGAACGCTGCTGAGTTTGATCTGACTTATACTATGCGTTCTGTTGGTGAATATATGCGAGATCAAAAACAACGTAAAGAACTATTGCTTTTTAATTATGGAATTGAAGGATTGGTTAAACTCGATTAATCAGACGAAGCAAAACCTAATTGACGAAGACCCTTCACTTGAGAAGGAGTATGCACCTTACATTATCAATCGTTGTCTTTCAGGGCAAGTTGATACGGTACTTTTTGCAAATGAAATGAATTTAAATCATCATCTTGATAAAGATATGCAATATTCATTTTATCTAAATAGTATCAGGAAAAGGAAGAGGTTTTCTCCCTGGATCCATAAGGATAAGGTCAAAGACTTAGAATGTGTAAAACAATACTATGGATATAGTAATGAAAAAGCATCTCAAGCATTGAAAATCCTAACAAAAGAACAACTTGCTTTCATTAAAAAACGACTTGATATTGGCGGAACAAAATGACTAACCAAACAATTGAACCTCAAGTAAATTGGTCTCCTAATATGATGGTGGAGGTCATTTTAAATGAACCAGACGACTTTTTAAAAGTTCGTGAAACTTTAACTAGAATTGGAGTAGCTTCTAGAAAAGAAAAAAAACTATATCAAAGTGCTCACATTCTTCATAAACAAGGTAGATATTTCATTACTCATTTTAAAGAACTGTTTGCTTTGGATGGCAAACACGCAAATCTTACTGTAAATGATGTGCAACGTAGAAACCGTATTGTACGTCTTCTTTCTGATTGGGGACTTATTACAGTAGTTGATTCTGATAAAATTCTTGATATAGCACCTCTCAACCAAATTAAAGTTCTTTCGTATAAAGAAAAGGGAGAATGGATTTTGGAGCAAAAATATAATATAGGTAAAAAAGGAAAAGTTGAAGATGTTGATTGAATTTAAATAACTTTTTTATAAAAGTGAAAATACCGTAAAAAGAGGTTGGGTTTTTTCCCTTCTTCTTTTTTTTATTTCTATTATAATTAATACTGATCGCCTTATAGGGATCACACAATCAAACCTCGCTGTAAAGGAGCTACCATAATGACTAACCTCACAAGGTATACTGCTGCGGATCTTCCTGCTTTGATGGAAAGAATTAACCGCAATACTATTGGTATGGATGAATACTTTGATCGTATTTTTAAAATTCACGAAACAAATTCCAATTATCCACCATATAATCTTGTTCAAGTCAGTAATGTAGAATCACGCCTCGAACTTGCACTTGCTGGATTTAAAAAGAAAGAAGTTTATGTCTACACGCAAGATGGTAAACTTTTTGTTGAGGGTCAAAAAGAAGATAAAGAAACGGAGTCCAACTATATCCACAAGGGTTTAGCACAACGGAGTTTTAAGAGAGCGTGGACACTCTCTGATGATACGGAAGTACGATCAGTTGATTTTGAGGATGGGCTTTTGACTGTGACTCTTGGTACAATTGTTCCGGATCACCATAAGCGCAAAGATTATCTATAAATATTAATACCTGATTTGACCGCAATCTGTCAGGAGGGGGGGGGTGAAAATCCCTCCTTTTTATTATAAATACATATGCGGTCAAATCAGAGTAGAATGAATTACCTAAAGGTTTATTGCAACCTTATCAGGAAAGCGGAAAATAGAACTTCTCCTGAAGGTTATGTTGAAAAGCATCACATATTTCCTAAAAGTATTTTTGGTAAAAATAATAGAGTTATAATTCTCACGGGTAGAGAACATTACATCGCTCATCTTCTTCTTCAAAAAATATGTGAGAAAAGATACGGAATAAGACATAGAAGCACGCAGAAAATGTTGTGTGCCCATATCAATATGAAATCAAAAGGAAGATATTGTAATTCATATTTGTATGAAAACGCAATGGTAAAGAGAAGTGAAAGTATGAGAGGAGAACTTCACTGGAACTGGAAAGGTGGTGCTGTTAGGAAGTATAATTGTAAAAATAATAAAAAGTATAATAAAATAAAATATTACAATAAAAAAGAAAAATTTAATACAAATGATAATTATAAAAGATATGAATATGAGTTAAAACATTCTTCTGGATTAATTGTTATGACTAAAAGTATGAGAAAGACCTGTGAAGAGTATGGATTAGATCATAGAACTATGAATAAAATTATAAAGGGGCAAAGAAAATCTCATAAAGGTTGGACTTGTAAAGAGGTGAAAGAATTGTCTATATAGTTTGTATCGTCGGCGCATGAGGAGTACCTGGCAAAATCCAGGTTGACTCCTCTTTTTTTTAGTGCTAAAATAAATCAAGAATTTGGATAAGAATGTCAATCAAG